AAAACGATATTCATCTTAGGACAGACAATTATTATTGTGAACTCAATGATAAATTTGAAATTACACGTTATAATAAAGTAGACACATCAGCGTTTGATAACTATGAACCAATGTGGGACTTTGTAGGTCTCGAAGATGCAAGACTAATGCGTTGGGATGGAAAATTATATATTTCAGGTGTACGTAGAGATACAACTACAAATGGTCAAGGACGTATGGAACTTTCTGAAATTGTAGTCACCAACGATGCAGTTAAAGAAATATCTAGATTTAGAATTCCACCTCCTAAAGATTTAAATTCTTATTGCGAAAAGAACTGGATGCCGGTTTTAGATATGCCCTATCATTACGTAAAATGGACAAATCCAACAGAGTTAGTAAGTGTTGATCCAATCAATAAAACTTCTAAGACAGAATATCTAAGTGGATCAATCTCATTGCCGAGAGATATACGAGGCGGCACACAAGTAATGGAATTTGACGGACATTATATAGCATTAACTCACGAAGTAGATTTATTTCAAAGTGAAGCTGGTCGTAAGGATGCTGTCTATAGACATAGGTTTATTGTTTGGGATAAAAATTGGAATATAGTAAAACATACTTCTGATTTTTCTATTATGGACGCTCACGTTGAATTTGCTGTAGGTATTTGTAAATTACAAGATGACATATTAATTACTTTTGGTTTTCAAGATAATGCTGCGTATTTGTTAAAAATTCCAGCTACAGTACTGGCTGATTTTATAAATTCTAACTGAGTAATGTATGAATAGAACAGACATAATAAATTATTATATTGAAAAAACAAATGCTAAATCTTATTTAGAAATTGGAATTTCTGGTGATGAAAATTTTGCCAAAATTATTTGTAATAATAAAGTTGGAGTATATCCAAGTCCAACTTCTCCTGCAACTATACATTTAACTTCCGATGATTTCTTTATTGAAAATAAAAATTCATTTGATGTAATTTTTATTGATGGGTTACATCATGCTGATCAAGTTGAAAAAGATATCTTAAATTCTTTAAACGTACTAAATGATGGCGGTGTAATTGTATGTCATGATATGAAACCAGAAACAGAAAATGCTCAAATTATTCCATATCGTGGCGGCGAATGGAATGGCAATTGCTGGCGTGCATTTGTTAGTCTAAGACAAACTCGCTCGGATTTAGAAATGTTTACCATTGACTGCGACCAAGGTGTATCGGTTATTACTCAAGGTAAACAAGACTTACTAAAAATTAATGGAGAAATAAATTATGAAAATTTCTCAAAGAATAAAACAGAATGGCTAAATTTAATATCAGTGGATAAATTTAGTGAACGTATGAATATAAAAATGGATAACAATACCCTTACACTTCTAATTAACAAATTTATATTAGACCCAGCAAATCCAGAAAATAACTTTGCACTGGCTATATATTACAATTATATAGGACAAACAGCATCTGCTGTATCTTATTATATAAGAACAGCAGAAAGAACAGATAACGATCTTTTGAAATACGAGTGTTTAATTAGAGCTGCTAGGTGCTTTGAATCTCAAGGAACAAGAGCATTTTCTGTAAAAGGATTGTTGCAACACGCTATATCGTTAATTCCTACTCGACCAGAAGCATATTATTTTTTAAGCAGAATACATGAAACATCCAAAGGCGATGGAGATATGTTTTCGTGTTATATGTTATCATCTATTGGATTGGGTGTTTGTGATTTTGATCCTCCTAGTTTAAGAACAGATGTTGGGTATCCAGGAAAATATGGATTACTATTTGAAAAAGCTGTTAGCAGTTGGTGGTGCGGATTATGTGATGAATCTAAGAATTTATTTAAAGATTTATTAAACAACTACGAGCTTGATGATACACATAGACAAGCTGTAATTAAAAATCTTAAATTTTTTAATATAACACATACAAAAGAATTAACATTATTCAATAAAGAAAAACATCAGCAATTAAGAGTAAAGTTTGCTGATTCAGATAAAATAGAAAAGAACTATGCTGAATCTTATCAAGATATGTTTGTATTGACTATGTTAAATGGAAAAAGAAATGGTACATATTTAGAAATAGGTGCAGCAAATCCATTCTATGGAAATAATACAGCATTGTTAGAACAGAATTATAATTGGAAAGGTGTATCTTTGGATATTGAACAGCAGTTTGTTGATGCATTTTCAAAAGAAAGAAAGAATCCATGTTTGTTAAAAGATGCTACATTGATAAACTATGACAGATTTTTAACTGGGTTAGATTTCCCTACTGATATAGATTATCTCCAATTAGATTGCGACCCACCTGACGTTACATATAAAATATTATTATCTATACCTTTTGAAAAATATAGATTTGCTACTATAACTTATGAACACGATTACTACTGTGATGAATCAAAGAGCTTTAGAGAAAAATCAAGAAAGTATTTAGAATCATTTGGATACATTATGGTTGCAGGAGATATTGCACCAGACGACTGGCGTAATTACGAAGATTGGTGGATACATCCAGACTTAGTAAGCAAAACTATTTTAAATCAGATGTTAAACACCGATGCAGCCACTAAAAAAGCCGAAGAATATATGTTAATGGAGAAAAAATGAATAGTATACCAGTAATAGGAACTGCGGTAGTTAACAGCACATTTTGGGTATCTAGACTATTAATGAGTATAGATTACCCTGTTGATAACTTTGTTATTATCAATAATAATGGTAGAGGCGAACTAGATCACGAGTTAGATAATCTAAAAAAGATGAATCACAAATTTGTTAAAAATATAGTAGTGTCTCATCTTCCTGCAAATATAGGATGTGGCGGCGCCTGGAATCTTATAATAAAATGTTATATGAATAGCCCTTATTGGGTTATGGTCAATGATGACGTAGCATTTGGTATTGGTATGTTAGAAGAAATGGCCACTTATGCCAACGAAGATCCTACTATAGGAATAATACACGCTCACCCAGGCGATTTTAATGTAGGAAGTTGGGATTTATTTTTAATAAGAGATTTTATTATACAAGAATTTGGCCTCTTTGACGAAAACTTATATCCTGCATATTGTGAAGATGCTGATTATATAATGCGATTAATTCACAGACCTATTAGAAAATTAATGTCGTTGAATAAGACATATTATCATGGGTTTGGTGAACGTGGAGAATATCTAGAACATGGAAAACAAACTCAAAAAACAGACCCGTCATTGATAGATAAGTTAGCAAGTGTTAATATTACTAATTTTGAGTATATGAATAAAAAATGGGGGCCAGGATGGCGGGTTTGTGAACCAACAAAAGTACCATTTGAAAATGAAGAAAAACTCATATCACATACCACTTTTGATTTAGGATTTGCTAGACAGAAGAATTTAGGATTTTAAAATAAATCCAATAATAATTCTAGTTTAGCTCTGATAATTTTATTATTAAAAGAGTTCTTTACTGCCCTATGTAAGGGTTTTGGCCATTGATCATAACTAGCCCAAGAATATCCATCGTGTTCTTCATTTAATGATGGAATAAATTCTCGATCAACTACTAGCACATAGGTATTATACTGAAACTGTTGGTCGTTACTGATAAACAATTCTAAAGGAATTACTTTTTTTATAGTGGGCGTTTTGCCCACTTCTTCTTGTATTTCTCTGGTAAGAGCATCAAAGGGTGTACTATCAGATGGTTCTTTTTTACCACCGACTAATCCCCATGTACCTGCTGTTTTAGTCTGTGTTCTTGACAGTAATAAAAATCGTTTGGTATCTTTGGCAAGGAATAATCCACCACTACATATTACTTGATTTATAAAACTAGTCTCCATAATGCTGCACTATAAACGCCCTCGTAACTCTTGCTCCATGATCCGCTTTCCCATTTGTATTGTGTGTTTGTATATGAATTAGTTATATATACAACAGTCTTATAGACTGCAGAACTGAATACTATATTCCAGTTAGTACCATTCCATTCAATTATATCATTGGCAAATGCTTGAAAATCACTACCGTCTGAATTTTGCCATGCAACTGGCCCTTGGTATCCTGGTTTTCCAAATTGTGTATTATTATTAATATCTTCTAATATCAAATATCGTGTACCTGATGCAACTGTACCTGGATTATATGTCTCGGGGTTTATAACAGCATCAACAGTTCCTCTACCTGCAATAGTTGTATTGCTAGGAACGGTATCTATATTGATATTCAATCTCATGGCAAAATCATCACTAGGATCTAAGCTCATATAAGCAATAACTTCGTTGCCATCGGATTGTGCAAATCTTAATTCACTTAATCCTGCCCTAAATTTTCCAGGATATAAATCTAATATTTTTAACCAAGACGCTGTATTCTTAGGAGATGTGATGTCTATGTTTTCTCCCATTCCGTTTGCATTTATAAGTCTTGCGGTATTGTTTAAAACTAATAAATCAAAATTGCCTGGTGTTATAATCACTGCCGAATCTGGAGAAATATTTGAGAATACTTCAGCTGCTTGTGCTTGATCGTAGACTGATGCAATTGTACCCTGTGCATTGCTGGCAAAAATATTAGATATAATTTTAGTGATAACACCTAACTTCTTCACCTTAGCAGGAGGAGTTATCCATATAGGTGTATCAAATGTCATAGTCATTATATCTATATCTTCAGTAACACCCTGTGGTATTTGCCTACTAGTAAAATTTACATCATCTAATCTAACAGTACTCAAACTAGTCCAATCTAGATAATTGTCAGTAGTTTGAATTTCAAAACTAGGAGTAAAGAAAACTGCAATCTGTTCAAATATCTGCAACTTTTGATCTGTACTAGTAGCCCATATGTCTGCATTTAAGGTTAACTTGTAAGGACTTGGCATAATACGCTCTATGGTAAAATTGCTACCTTTAGTATCTAAATATTGATTAGTATTTTCATCAATGGCTCGTTCAATGACATTAATCTTACTAATGTATGTAGGGTCTTGTAAGCGCTCTCTATCAAATTCTAACTCTTTAATATAACAAGAAATAAAAGGAGCACTTGGAATTGCATTCTCGCTGTTTTTTCTAAGAATTTGACCAACTTGTCTGGTCATATCGCCATAGCGAACAGGCACCTGTACTAGATTGCCCTTGGCATCCTTATAGGCAAAGTCGCTGAATATCTGAATAAATTGTGTCAAATATCTACGTATTTGACCGTCATAGAAGTAGTCCGATTTAGTACAGTCGGTGTTAAACCGCTGCCTCCGTGTTTAATTTTTTTTTGTAAATAACCATGTTATAAATCTGCCCTTGGTTTTAATACTTGACTCAATGCCTGACGCTCTGGTACCACTTCACCTGCAATGGTAGCTGTATTGATATTGTTTATAAAACTTGCTTTGAGTTTTCTTCTTACTAGCAATGGATTATCGGTCTGTGTTTCGCCTAACATACTTGTTGTCATTCTTACATTATCCTCGTACTTGAGCCAATGTATTCCATCAAATCTAAATAATCTATTAGGCAAATAATCTGTTCTTAGGAAGAAATCACCTAATCCCGGTGTTGTAGGAAATGATATTCCAAACCCATATGGAATACCATTTGGAGGAACACCATTACCAGTTAGATAACCAATATAATAATTTTTACCAGGGGTATTCAATATAGCAGATGAATCTAAATATGATGATGTTGCTGTAACATCTGTATTATCGATAGTAGTATCTGCTACAGATACCAATCCTGTTCCTGTATTACTAACTGGTACAACATAGAATTGGTCAGTTTTATAACCACTTTTTTCAACATCTGCTTGTGCTTGTTGAATAATCTGATTATTAATTTCTATATTTTTCTTATATGATGATAATAAATCACGTAATGTACTACCATCTTCTGCTCCGCTAT